ACTAGCTGTAGCAGAATTAACACTTTTTAATGCTTTTTGAAGTCCTGAGGTATCTCCACCTATTTCAACGATTATTCCTTTTATATTTCCTGCCATTTTTCCCTCCATTAAAATAAGAGGGAAAATCCCTCTTATCCTAATAATTTATCTATATCTTTTTGCGTAGCTTTATTACTAGACTTCTTTCCATTATCTATATAACAAAGCATAATTTTTGCAACATCTTTATATTTTAATTGTTTTAAATCATCTAACTTTAAACCAATTTTTAAACAAGTTGCAATAAAATAATGTTCTTCTAATGCACTTTCTACAACATCTTTTGGATGATTAATTTTTTCAATTTCATCAATCAATTCTTTATCAACAAAATGAATTTACGGCAAATTCCGTTACCTCTCCAATCCATGCTTCAGACAAATCAAGTTTTGTAATTCCTTTAAGCCATTCTTCAAATGAACCTACATTGTTATTAGCTGTATAAACTAAAATATAGGCAATTCTTTCAATAACATCAATAAAATCATCTAGATGTTCCATCATTGATAGATTAATTGCATCTTCAATTTCTTTTTCGCTTTTATTTTCGTTTACCATTTTTTTTCTTAATTCTTCTTGTTGTTCTGAAAATTCATTTAAAACCTTTATATCAGCAAATATTCCTCTATTGAAGATGCTTTTATATTGAAACCTTGTAAAAGCATTACAATCTATTGGATATTCTTTACCGCAAATTACTATTGTTTTCATTTAAATTACCTCCTATACACTAGCAGATGCATTTTTCTCATAAACTTGTGTGAAGAAAGAATCGTAAACTGCTTGATTTTCTTCTGTTGGTTCAATGACTGCTTTTATTGCTTTATCTGTTGCTCTAGCTGACATTGTTATAGATATTGTATCTGTTTGTGGTTCTTTTGATTCTTCTGTTGTGTTCATCTCTGCACTTGGTCTAGCAGCTGTACAATCAAAATACACAAATCTTCTTTTCTTCTTATCGCCATCTATTTCACCTATTAAAGCAAATCTTGCATTTATATCATCTGCTGATTCAAATAATGCTCCATTAGAATCTGCAACTTGTCCTAGTATTTGAGTTAAAAACTCATCTGGTGTCATTGCAATTTCAAGATCTCCTGAATAACCTTGATTTGATACTGCAATATAATATTTTATGTTGTCAGCATAAAATGGAGTTGTATTTCCTTCTGGATCAACACTTAAAGATACTGCTCCTGGCATTGCAAAAGGTGTACCATATGATATTTCGCCGTTTGATTCTGTAATTTTTGCAATATGAACATTACTTAATCCAAATTTAACTTTATTTTCTGACATTTTCAAATTCCTCCTTTAAATTTCAAAAAAATAACTCACTTGCCAAACTTTTTCGTCCGACAAATAAGTTTCACTTGTTTTATTCCAAGCTACATCGCTCAGAATTTCATCTTCTATTTTATTTTGCATCTCTTGGTCTTTAACCAAATAAGTATAATCTAATTGAATTGGCATATCTTTTGAATAAACTTTATTATCTGCCATAAAATTGTCTGTATCTCTGCAAATAGCAATTAAATGTGGAGGTTCTGTTGGTTTTTTAAATACACCATATGCATATTTAAAACCTGCATTTACGCATTTTGTTTTTAATTCTTGTAATGTCATCTTCTACTTCCTCCTTATTCTCTTATCTAATAAATCTGCAAATTTCAAACTATATTTTTGTTCAACGTCTCTTATATGAGGACGTGCATCTACCCAACCTGTTCCATCTCGTTTATGATGTCCGAAATTCAAGTAAATGTGTTAATTGATAATTAGTTTTATTCCAAACAACCTTTGTGTATTTGTAGTTCCTTTTTCTTGTCCTTGCGCCTACCTTTATAGTCCATCCCTTAAAATAATTTGTATTTCTAGCTATTCCGCTTCTAGGACTAGTCTGTATTAATTCATCCTTTGCCTCTTTTACTATACTGTTTGTTGTTTCTTCTACATCGTCTTGAATATCTTCAACATAGTTGTTTAGATAATCACTTAATGTCTTTTGCAAATCCTCTGGTTCAATTGTTTTAGACATTTTTTATTTTCCTTTCACAAATCAATATAATTTCGTCAGCTGTTACTTCTTGAACTCTTATAATTGAATAAAGCTTATTCATATAAATAAGCTCTCCTTCATCATTATAATTTAAGGCACTTATTCTAAGTCTTAAAGAAGGTTTATAGCCTTGTTGATTTGCCTCATAGTATTCTTTTGCATACACATCTTCAACCTTGATTATTGGTATTAATTTTTTTGTTTGAGACCTCTTTTTCATTACCTATATCGTCCTGTACAAAAGTAGTAGACAATAATTTGCAACATATATCACGCATTATTATCCACCACCTTAAATTCAGAACTTAAACCTAGATTTTGACATAGAAGATTGTATGTCTTTTGTGACAATTCTTTTTCTTTAAGATCTACATTTCCAAAATTTGCTTTAACAAACATCACTATCGTGGATTTTACTAGAGGATTGTTCGAATTAGGATTAATTCCCTGTCTTTTCAAGTCTTCTTTTCCTGCATCAATCCACATTTGAATTTCATCATCTTTTATTGTCGAATCTGATATTATGCTCAAGCTTTGTTTAGTCAATTCCATTAATTCGTTCATACAATCTTCCTCCTATTTTTTATTAATTAAACACTAGCTTCTGCTGAAACTTGTCCAAATGTGAATGAACCAGGTTTTTTGTTACCGTCAGCAACTAAGTATCCACCATATATAACTCTTCTAGGTTGTATTTTTCTTTCTTTATCTACTCTTAATCCTTCATTAAAGTTTAGTACATAGTTTTGTGCATTACCTACAACAATGTCTCCTGCTGTTAAGAATGGATCAGCTTCAATTGTTGCATCTCCTGCTTTAACTAAACCAGATACTAAATAAGGATAATTTCCATTTTCATCTTTATAGAATGCAATTGAATCTGCAACATCAGATGCAACATATACTTTTGCACCCACTCTGTTTTCAGTACTTAAATCTCCAAGACATTCTTTAATTAAATCAATTGCATTTGTACCAGTTTTAGCAACTAATCCATTTGTTATACCTGTTGGTTTTCCTGAACCATCTCCATATATAACTGCATTAATTAATGCTTTGTTCATTTTCTCATTTAATTCATCTAATAAGAATGATATAAATCCTTCAACAGTCATAGCTTCAGCTTTCCATGTGATTTCGATTGCTTTTGCTAGCTCATGTCCTGTTAATTTAATATTTTTATATTCTTGTCCTTCATTTTTTGTTGTTGTTGTTTCAGCATACCATTCTGCATCATCTGCCCCATATAAATAAGGGAAATCAACGTTTCCGTTTATGTTTAATTTTCTAATATCTCTGTATATTGGAGAAGCTTTTTCAGCAGCTTTTAACCAGTCTAATCTTACAGATTCAGGAATTATTAATCCTAAGTTATTTATTCCATTATGACTTGCATCAGCTTCAACAAATGTAGTAGCTGTTGTACCTATAGCATCTCCTAAAGCTCTTTCTTCTGTTTCATCAAGTTTAACTCCCATCAAAGTTTTTGCCCACGCACTTCTATATTCAGGGCTTGCAATTGTAAATTTCTTTTCTTCCATTTTTTCATTTCCTCCTATTATTCTTAAATTAGAAACTTCATTGTTTCTTTTTTCTAATTCTCGAGTATCAGCTATTAGCTTTCTCTCTTCTTCTCGTGTAATATCACCAGGTTCTTCTTTAATCTCTCCTGCAACTTCTTCGGTTTCTTCTTTATTTTCTTCAATTTCTTTCATTCTAGCTTCAAGTTCTTCTTCAGTTGTTGCAGACTTGATTAATTCTTGTTTTTCTTCTAAAGTCATTTAAACTTCCTCCTTTTAATTTTTTCGGCTGCATATTTACAACCCCCAACGGTTCTACCACCGCTTCTATAAAACTCTATTAGGCTCTACCGCACTAAAAAAGAGTAGTTCTACCACCACTCTTCTTTCGAGATTATAAACTTAATAATGCTAATGCTTTTTTCTTTTCTAGCTCTAGTTTTCTATGTTGTTCTTTTTGCTCCTCATATTTGCGTTTGTCTTCCTCAAATTCCTCTTTAGTTCTTGCATATATTTCTGTATTATCATATGCAGGTACATCGACTACCGACACATCGAATAGTTTTTCTATTGATAATATTGTTCTGGTATCTGTTTCGTAATCCCATTCTTGCTTTCTTACGACAAACGCAAAACTCATTTTGTCTAATAAGCCTGCTTTAATTGATTTAAATATATCTTTATTATTTTGGGTGTCTATTAGTTTTGCACGTATCTTTAGTCCATGTTCATCATTAATCAATTCTAAAGATTTGTTCCTCGTTCTTGCCATAATAAGAATGTTATCTAAATGATTGTATTTCATGCATACGTCTGACATATCGCAATCGTTAAAAGCATTTCTATCAATAACTTCTTTGCACCATCCTAAATCTGTTACACTATCATATACAACTGCATATCCTTCTACTGTCATTTCTTCATCTTCTAATGCTCTTAATTCTTTAACTCTGATTTCCTTAATTTTCTTCTCCATCTTTATATCCTCCTTGATATTGATTAGCTATACTTGAATCGATGTTATTCAAGCTTTGTAATATCTTCTTTCCTTCTTCTCCACCTAAAGGTGTCATATCTAATATTTCTCTTCCGTCATCTTTGGTTAATAATCCATATGATCCCGCAACTCTAATTAAGTTGATTTTAGAATCTAGTGAAGCATATTGAAGTCTATTTGCTGTAAAGACAATTTTATGTCCTTCTTTTCTTGCTTGTACAGTAAAAATCTTATTAGTAAAACTATCACTCATTTGAATCGCTCTAGGTTCAATTAC